TGGCTGCGGATCACCATTTAACGGCACTCACACAGTAACCGATGACGAAATTTCAGATTATGTATTCACAGTCGCAATCACCAATGCAGACATATTGGAAAAAAATATCATCCCAGCAGGAAACGCTGCGCTATCTGGATTATCGACCTATGTCGGAAACCCCAATGCTGAAGCTGCTATTTTGGCTATCTCCGTTGAAATCTTTCAATCCAGAACCGCCGCTGGTGGATCAATCGAAGGCGTAGATTTCGCAGTTACCCCTTACCGCCTATCTAAGAATTTACTTGCCAAAGTAACTGGCTTACTTGGCCCTTATCTTGATGTTGAAACTATGGTCGGCTAATGCCAGCATCAACAATTGCCACAGATGTTAGAGGCGCGCTTAAAACTGCTTTAGCAGGATGCACCGCTAATATCTATGACTCAGTTCCAGAAGCGCCAATAGTTCCAGCAATTATCGTCATTCCAGACTCGCCCTATATGGAGCTTGAAGTCTTAGGTAAATCAACTACTCGCGTTAAATTAAATTACACCATTACTGCTTGCGTTGCGTATTTCAGCAACGCCGCTGCTCTCGATAATTTAGAGCAATTGATTATAAGTATTCTTGGAGCTTTAAACGCTTCCAAGTATGAATTATCGGTAGTCGAGAGACCATCGGTAACAGAAGTAGGAACTACAACCCTGCTAGTTTCAGATATACGCTTGAGCGTCCGCTACGAGCAAACCGCATAGGAGACCCAAATGCCAACTACAGTAATAACTGGGCGCGATGTAACCTTTACACTCGATAGCGCTGCTTATGACGCCCAGGCAACTAGCGCAGTCCTAAGCTGCGACACAATTATCGAGACCTATCAAACTCTTGATGGTCGCGCTTATAAGTCCGTTGATAAGCAATGGACATTCACAATTGAATTGCTACAGGATTGGGGAGCTACTAGCTCACTATTCGAGGCAATGTGGGCTGATGCTGAATCAGCACCAAACACAACACTTGCAGTTTCATTTACTGCCGTTACTGGCGCAGTATTTGCTTTCAATGTATTGCCAGTCTTTCCAGCAGCAGGTGGCGCAGCTCCAGGAGCGCTAACTGATACTTGGACGATGACTGTCGTTGGAACTCCAACAGAGACCTTCAGCTAAGAGATCGGAGCATCGGGAGCTATGAAAATATCAATCACAATTAAATATAACTCTGGCGAATCAGTTACTTATCAGGCTGGCTTACCAGAGTGGGCTAAGTGGGAACGCAAAACTGGTAAGTCGATTTATTCGATGAAGGATATTTCGGCTTATCAGCAAGCGGATTTCTTAGATCTTGCTTACTTTGCGTATAAGCGCGAAGCAGCTGGAAAGCCAACCAAGCCTCAAGAGATTTGGGAGCTAACAGTTGAAGAGATGACGATTGGAGATGAAAGCCCAAAAGTTACGAGCCAGGAAGCATCAACCGACTAATAGTCGAAATAGCGATAGCAACTGGCATACCGATGACTTACTGGACAGACATCGACCAAGTTCTAACGGCGATAGAGATATTAAAGGAGCGTAGCGGTGGCAGATGAGTTACCAATCAGTTACGACAAACGCGAGCTCCGCTCAATCATCACTGCTTTTAAAGCGATGGATGACGAAGCCGTTAGCCAAGCTAAACAAGAATCTAGCGCGCTGGCTACTTACGCAGCAAACGAAATCAAAGCCTATGGACTTACTAGAACCTTTGGCCAAGAGGCAGTCCGCCGAATCACATCAGGCGTCAAAATCTCAGCCAGTTCCAAAATCGGAGAATTTTCATACGGATTTGCTAGTCAGCGCTTTTCTGGTGGCGGTAGCACAAAAGAACTCTGGGCGGGTTATGAATTTGGATCTAATCGCTTGCGTCAGTTCCCGAGAAGAACACCCAGCAAAGGTCGAGGCAATGCTGGCTACTTTATCTACCCAACCCTCCGTAAGATTCAGCCTGAATTGATTAAGAAATGGCAAGAAGCGTTTTCCAAGATATTGAAAGAGTGGGATAAGTAATGGCTGGCAGTAGAACACTTAAACTCTCGATTCTTGCTGATGTCGATGATTTAAAAAAGAAGCTTGATACTGGCTCCAAAGAGGTTGAAGGCTTTGGCGGCAAGATGGAGAAATTTGGCAAAGTCGCAGCAGCCGCCTTTGCAGCAGCAGCGGCAGCAGCAGCGGCCTATGCAGTGAAGTTAGCCGTTGATGGCGTTAAGGCAGCTATTGAAGATGAGGCTGCTCAACTTAGATTAGCCAATGCCCTTAAGAATGTTACTGGGGCAACAGAAGCCCAGATTTCAGCAGTTGAGCAACAGATACTTAAGACCTCTTTGGCTACTGGCGTTGCTGATGACCAATTGCGTCCAGCGCTTCAGCGCCTAGCGACTGCTACAGGATCAGTAACTAAATCCCAAGATTTATTAAACCTAGCCTTAGATATTTCAGCTGCTACTGGAAAAAGCGTTGAAACAGTATCCAATGCTTTAGGCAAAGCCTATGAAGGCAACACCAGCTCTCTAAGCCGTCTAGGGGTTGGCTTATCAACTGCCGAAATAAAGACCCTTGGATTAGAAGGCACAGTCAAGCAATTAGCTAATACTTTTGGTGGCGCTGCTACAGTTCAAGCCAATACTTTTGAAGGTCAAATAGCCAGACTTAAGGTTGGCTTTGATGAAGCCAAAGAATCAGTAGGAGCTGCTTTGCTGCCTACTTTGCAAAGGCTTTTAGATTATTTTATCAATACAGTAATTCCTAAGTTTATAGAATTTAAGGATGCAGCACTTAAGCCAGTTACCGATGCAATTGCTCGCAACAAAGATTCTTTGACTACGCTATATAACTTTATTAAAGATTTTGTAGTGCCTGTTTTAATCAATAATCTTGGCTCAGCACTTAGCTTCATTGGCAAGGTGGCAGGTGGAGTTCTTGATGTTATTGGCTTTGTAGTAAATGGAATCAAGAGCGCAGTTAATTTTGCTATTGATGCAATAAATGTCCTTATTCGCGCTTATAATGCCGTTCCGCTTCTGCCAAATGTTGCCACTATTTCCAAGCCATCATTCTCGGCTCCTAGCACACCTAGCAGTTCCTCACTTCCAAAAGTAGCAACTGCTCCTAGTCCAAGCGTTCCAGCAGCCCCTAAACCTTCAAGCACAGCTACCGCCCCTTCAGCATCAACGCCAAGCGCCCCAGCAACGCTAGTTCCGACCGGTAATGCTATTCCATCTGGATTTAATGTCGCTGGCACAGTTGCAGCCAATCAGCAAGGCAATGTGGTAATTAATGTTAATGCTCCATCAGCTATTGATGAAGAAGGATTTACCAGAGCAGTTATCTTGGCGCTTAATAACTCCACTAATCGCGGAACTACTGGCGCTGGAGATTTAAGGACTTCGGCTCAAATCCTATGACTTTATGGACTCCCGATTGGCGAATAAAAGTCAATGGCACAGAATTAACCTCAGTTACTCTTAGCAATCTCACTATTACCTCTGGCCGTCAAGATATTAATTCCCCAACTCCTGCTGGGTATTGCTCGCTTGAGGTTATAAATACCAATGGCACTAATTACTCATTTACAATTAATACCGCAGTTACAGTTGAGATTAAGAACACCAGCGGAAATTATGTTGCTTTATTTGGCGGTAGAATCTCAGACTTGCGCCAAGTAGTAAGAAGCGCTGGATCAAGTGCAGTCATTACCAGCCTTCGCATTACTGCTATTGGAGCGCTTTCAAAATTGCAAAGAGCTATCTTTGATGGCAATTTGGCTGAAGGTTTAGACGGGGCTCAGATAACAGATTTGCTAGATGATTTGCTTTTGGGTTCTTGGAACGAAGTCCCACCAGCAGAAACTTGGGCAACCTATGATGCCACCGAAACTTGGGCTCAAGCTCAGAATATCGGACTGGGTGAAATCGATGCTGGCGAATATACGATGGTCAGCCGCCAAATCACAGATAGCATAATTGGCCCAATAGCCAATTCAATTGCTAATTCAGCCTTGGGTTATCTTTATGAAGATGCTAATGGTCTTATCGGATATGCAGACGCAAGCCATCGTCAAGATTACCTAATTGCCAATGGCTATACAGACTTAGATGCCTCTCACGCCATCGCCTCTGGCATCGGCGTAATTCAGCGCCAAGGCGATTTGGCCAATAAAATTATTATGGACTATGGCAACAATTTTAATAGCTCTTATACCGCTCAGGACACCAGCTCCCAATCTGCCTATGGCTTATTTGCCGAGCAATTTAATAGCTACCTAAAGAACGCTGCCGATGTCGAGGATGTAGCAGATCGTCTAATTGAACTTCGGGCCTACCCTAGAGATACTTTTCAGTCAATTACCTTCCCGCTTCAATCCCCTGAAATCGATAACGCCGATAGAGATGCCCTACTTAATATATTTATGGGCCAGCCAGTCAGAATTACCAATCTGCCCCTTAATATCCTAGGCGGGGAATTTACTGGCTTTGTGGAAGGCTGGACTTTTAACGCCTCAGTTTCGGGCCTATCGATTACCTTCTTGGCTACCCCAACAGAGTTCTCGGCCTTTGCCCAACAATGGGCTCAGGTCAATGCAGCAGAAAGCTGGAATAGTGTGCTCAATACCTTAGAATGGCAAGACGCGATTGGAGTGATTAGTTAATGCCGACAACATCAAACTTCGGTTGGACAACCCCAGCTGATACAGACCTAGTCAAAGATGGCGCAGCTGCCATCAGGACTTTAGGCAATGGAATTGATACCTCATTTCTTGATCTTAAGGGTGGGACAACAGGACAAGTATTAAGCAAGGCTTCAAATACAGATTTAGATTTCAGTTGGGTTGCCCAAGATGATTCTAATGCAATTCAAAACGCAATCGTTGATGCTAAAGGCGATTTAATATCTGCAACTGCTGCCGATACGCCAGCAAGATTAGCAGTTGGAGCTAATGGAACAGTATTAACTGCAGATTCTGCTGAGGCAACAGGGCTGAAGTGGGCTACACCCTCTACCACAAGTGGCTTAACTTTAATTACTTCAACAACAATTTCTAACGCAACATCAAAATCAGTAGATAATTGTTTTACAAGCACTTACGCTAATTATCTTATTAAAGTAGTAATCACTAGCGGAGCAAGCGATTCAGGAACTGCAACACTAAAATTAAGAGCTTCAAGTACCGATACTTCAACAAATTATGATTATCGCAGGATTTATGCTTCAAGTTCATCTGTTACTACTGATACAAATATCGTTGGAACGGATGAGTTTTTAATTGGAAATGTTGATAAAGACAATGTTAATGGTTTTGACTGTCAACTATACAATCCCCAAGCGGCAACTCATACGGCTTATACTTGTCTTGGTTCTGGATATTACAATAGCGCTGTTGATAATAATATAGTTAATGGCACACAGCAATCAGCAACTCAATTTGATGGATTTACTTTATTAGGTAATGCCAATATGACGGGCACTATTCGCGTTTATGGTTATCAAAACAGTTAGGAACAATAATGACGAATCCAACTATTGAAATATTTAATGCCCAGACTGGTAAAAATCAAGTTCGCCAAATGAGCGATGAAGAATGGTCTTTGGAGCAAGAACGCCGAGATTCTAATAATGCTATTGCCGCTGAAAGAATTGCTAAAAAACAAGCTGCATTAGCTAAACTAAGTGCTCTTGGTTTAGATACTGATGATCTTGCAGCCCTAGGCTTATAGCACAATCTATAAAAATAATGCCTAAATTATGCGCAGCAGGTATTCAATTAAGAAATCAAATCGATGACGATTATCCTGATCGCGACCGCAAGTCTGACGGCTGGATTGCTGATGCTAGGCATCTTGCAAAAGGCACTTCTGACCATATACCAGACGCTAAATTAGGAATCGTTAGAGCTTTAGATATTGATGCCGATTTATCAGCCCACAAAGAAGAGGCTTACGCGCTAGTTGAAAAAATTCGCAAGTTAGCTAAAAAAGGCGATAAGCGAATTGCTTACATTATTTTTGATGGAAAGATTATGAGTCCGATACTTGGATGGAAGCGCAGAAAATATAACGGCGCTAACCCTCACCGGTCGCATTTCCATATTTCATTTACAACTTTGGGAGATAAAGATGGCAGTTATTTCAACCTCGAAGGAGAAGCTAATGAGCGACCTAAAGAAGATGGCAGAGAGCTGGGCAAAGACATTCCTAGCAACGGCACTGGCGACCTATCTAGCAGTGGGCCTAGATGTCGATGCAATTGCCAATGCAGCTCTCGTATCAGTCTTGCCTAGCATCATCAATTGGCTTAACCCTAATTACGAGCGCTACGGCAGAATCAAGTAATGCCAGCTCCCGAGCTTGCAACGCTAGTTGCGTCAGTATTGGGATCTATTGCTCTACTGATTGCTGGCCTTCGCTACATAATTAAATTGGAGAATATCCCCATAGTGTCGCGCCTTGATAAAATGGAGTCTCAGCTAGAATTGGCCCTAGCGAAAGGGGTCAGAAATGGCAACGCGAAAGCGCGTAAGTAAGAAGCCAGTCAAGCGTCCAAAAAGACGCAGGACTACTAAAGAAACCCCATTAACAAAGCTTGATTTCTGGGCTATTGCTGCCAATGAAGTTTATAAAGCTTGTCGCAGAGCAGGGATGGATGAGGGAACTGCCTTGGCCTTTGCTATGGATCGCAGCTCTTATCCCGATTGGATAGTCCCTGCCGATGACCCAATTAAGAAAATTGGTTGGGAAGATGGAGAAGAGGACAACTAATCTACTTTCGAGAGGTTGAGCTCTTTGAGGCTCTCAAGTCGCTTTATCCAGACTTGACGCCTTTATCAGCGACCGACCGAGCAGATGGCATTACTCACAATTCCTATATCGAGCTCAAGTGCCGTAGGACTCATTACGATACTTTGATGATTGAGAAGAAGAAGTGGGATTATCTGGCCGATATAAGGGCTAGGACGGGCGCTAAGACTCTTTATATCAATTCAACCCCTCACGGGGTCTATCAGTTTGATTTAGGGGCTATAACCGAGCCTGAATGGGCTTTAAAGCGGTTGCCTATAACTACCGACTTTGGCAATAAAGCCACCAACGAGCGACTCGCTGGATTCTTAGATATACGACTCGCCGACTTATTGCTGGTCTAAATAGATTTAATCAAATACATTTAGCCCGTTAATCCATTTAGGGATTACAGAACGGGAGCAAAATGATAAATAAAGTAGCTCTTATTCGATTTGATTCTCAAGCAGGGGCTTGGACTGATGAGACAAATTGGGTTAAGGGATCAATAATCAGGCGATTCGCGAAAGAGCGGATGGGCAAGAAACAGCTGAGAGGCCGTCTATCTAAGGCTGAAATCTCTGCATATTGGTTAGATAAATATGGGGTGAGCGCAGATGTTTCCTAATTTATCTGATGAAGCAGTAGTAGGAATAATCATTGGAGTTCCATTTATCGGCCTTTATATCTGGAGTTTATTTACTTCAGCCAAAGCCAAAGCTTTTAATGAAGGCTATAAGAGAGGCAGGTCAAGTGTCCGATACACAGAAATCGTTAAGTGAATGGCTTGAAGAAGCTGGTGCTACCTTATTCGACCGAGGGATTGAGTATGGCGACCCGAGGCACAATTTTCTACGCATTTACAAAATCGCGAGAGCACTCGGTATTCAGCTCAGAGACCCATCTGAATTGGCACTTATTGCTATTGCAACAAAACTCTCAAGAATGGTGGAAAGTCCAGAGCGCGAGGATTCGTATCTCGATCTCATTGGATACGCCGCTATCTTGGGTCGATGCAGATTTTCTACTCCAGAAGATTGGGACGACATTGAGTCTGACTCGCAATCATAATCAAAATCAATACTGCGATTACTGCAAATATCGCTGGGGAGCAAATAAGAACGGCTGGGATTTAAGAGCTATGACTCCAGCAGTTTGGAAAGTCCAAAGCGAGACACCGCTTCGAAAAGCGCAGGTTAGGTTTTACTGCCAGCCTTGCGCCGATGAAGCACAGAACTGGCCAGATGGCACATTTTATTCATTGAAAGAACAGTTAGAAGATGCGATAAATGATTTCGCAGGGAGAGAGAAGTTAAATGTCGAATTACCTTGATGATTATGTAAGTGTTCAGGACAGACTAAAGGAGTATATAAATGATTTTCCGGACTATCGAATTAAAACGCATATATTGGCAGAGTCGCTTGTCGCTAATTGCGATGTCTATATCATTAAAACTGAGTTATATCGCACTGAAGCTGACGCACACCCTTGGACTACAGGTTTATCCTCTGAGTCTAAATCAAAGCAATATGCACTCGAGCTCGCGGAAACTGGATCTCTGGGACGCGCACTTAACCTCGCTGGATACTTCGCTAAGACTAAACAAAGCCCAAAGAAGGCAATTGAAACGACTAAGCCAGCGCTTGCTGAATTCATAAAAGAACAGCGTCCTAATGATCCTGAGCCAATTGTTTGGGATGTTGCACAAATAACTAAAGAATTCGGTGCTGAGATAATTGATGAAATACCGCTTTGCTCTGGTGGCGATGGGCCAATGGTGCTAAAGACTGGCACAAAGGAAGGCAAAGAATATAGGGGCTGGGTCTGCCCAACGCCCAAGTCTGGTCATCCTGCTAAGTGGATGCGTATTGGTTCAGATGGGCATTGGGTATTCCAGAAATGAAGCAAGATGCTCATCCATTTATCTGCTCAAATTGCAAGCTAGTTACTCCGCATATTGAGCTGCATAAATACGATTCAACAGATATTGCCGAAGCGCCTGAGGAAGTTTGGCTGGTTGAGTGCCAAAGGTGCTTTATGCAAAGAATCATTTATCCATCAGATCGCGTAACGGCCAAAGAGGACGATATTGTCCGGTGCGACCAATGTGGTAAATGGAAGATGAAGGCAGCAAAGTGTCGAATATGCCGATTAGCTGCTGGATTGGAATTAATATCAGAACGCTATTGGACTGGTAACGAAACTAAAGAAAGACCTTACAATGCCGCTTTATGAATATCGCTGCGATAAATGTGAAGCGACAAAGGATGAATATCAGCCAATTACCTTAAGAAGTGAAGTAATCTGCGATAATTGCAAGGTTGCAATGTGGAGAGTCTGGAGACCCAATCCAATCCACTTTAAAGGCGAAGGCTGGGCAG